GGCGAACGTGAGGTAGATAATCTTGAAATGGCTCAAATGATTGCTAAAGCAGTTGGCAAACCACTTAATTACGAATTGGTAGATTTTCATTCATCACGCCCAGGTCACGATCTTCGTTATGCACTTGATGGAACTAAAATTTCTGACACAGGGTGGACACTTCCAATACCACTAGAAGAGTCAGTTAATAAAACAGTTGAGTGGACTATGGCTCACCCAGAATGGTTGAACCTTTAATGAACATTACAGTATTAACAGCAACTATTCCTGAAAGAAATGATATGTTGATTAATGCTATGCAATCTGTTGCACAACAAACTGTTAAACCAAAAAACCATATTGTTTTGGTAGATATAATGAAGCAAGGTAATTGGAGCACTTATCAAAAGCTTTTAGAAATGTCTGATACTGAATGGGTTTGTTTCTTAGATGATGATGATGCTTTTTACCCAAATCATTTAGAAAAACTAATTAAAAATTCAGATGGGGCGGATGTTGTGTATAGCAATTGCAATACAAATGATAATACTAATTGGTTATGCTATCATGAAGATTACAACTATGATAGATTACAGCAAGAGTGTATTGTTCCAATTACCGCCCTAGTAAAAAGAGACTGGATGATTAAAGTTGGAGGGTTTGAGCAAGAACAGGCTTGTGATTATTCAATGTGGAAAAAGCTTGCTAATGCAGGTGCAAGATTTAAAAAGATAAACGATATAACGTGGCAGTACAACTTCCATGAAACAAACTATTCAAGAAAAGGAAAGACTTGGTAATGGGTAAATTTAAAAATATTGATTTGCAAGTATCTACAATTTTGGAACTTGCTACAGAAGCCCCTGCGGGCATAGAAATTTTAAATGCTTGTCTAGAAATTACAGAAATGCTTTTGTCAAAAAATGTTGCTTATGGCAACTCAGCCCTTAATCCTATTCGTATTTTTAGCGATGCAGACGATCTAGAGCAGCTAAATGTACGCATTGATGATAAATTAAATAGAATTAAAAATAAAAAAATATATGCGGGTGACAATGATGAAGATGATCTTATTGGGTACTTGCTTCTGAAAAAAGCTAAAAAAAGTGGTATAATAGATGTGAGCAAAGGATAAATATGCCAAACTACGATTATAAATGCTTGACTTGTGGCACAAGTTTTGCTAGAATAGTCTCTATTAATGATAGAGATGAGCAGTCATGCGAAGAATGTGGTGGAAAAGTCGAAAGACAAATAACATTCGGGGGCATGGTCTGGGCACCAACCGCAGGAGGATGGCGATAATGGCAAAAAAAAGAATCACCCCACTTAATTTAAACCCAGCTTGGGAAGTAACGTATTCGTATCAGCATGGAAGAGATTTAATTGAGCCAGGAGACTTTATTAAAATTAAGTTTCAGCGTGGTCAGTTTAAATTTTTAAAGCATGTTTACCACACAGAAAAAGGCGTGTCCTGGATTGATTGCACAGGACCAGAGGGATACCGCTCTTTTTATGTTGAAGAACTAAAGAGCAAAGTAAAACCTAAAAAGTTCAGGAGAAAGAAAAATGTCGTCTGATGTTGAGGTAGCCAATAAATTTGATCAAATGAATCGTGTTGTGGAAGAAATGCTTAAGGGCAATAATCCAACACAAATTGCACGAGAGCTTAGTATTAAAAGAACAGAAGTTCTTGATCATCTTGACACTTGGAAAAGCTTAGTAAAAGGCGATAATTCAATTCGTGAAAGAGCAAAGGAAGCTCTGGGTGCTGCAGACCAGCACTACGCAATGATTATTAATCGTGCCTGGGAAACAGTTGAGCAAGCAGATGCCAATGACCAACTAAGCATTAAAGCGCAAGCACTTAAATTGATTGCTGATATTGAAGGCAAAAGAATTGATATGCTTCAAAAAGCGGGGCTGCTAGAAAATAATGAATTGGGAGACCAACTTATTGAAACAGAACGCAAGCAAGAAATTCTTATGAATATTTTAAGAGATGTCACATCAAGTTGTGATCATTGCAAATTTAAAGTGGCTCAAAGATTAACTGAGGCAACAGGCAAAGTAGAAGCCGTAAATATTGATGACTGATTTTGGTGATTTTCTTTCTGTATTAGAAGCAGATGAGTTTGAAGAAAGACCTGTATCAATTGAAGAATTTGTAACTTCAAAAGATTTTTTGGGTCTACCACCACTTTCAGATTTTCAATATACAATGATTAAAGCTTCAACTCAAGTTTATAAAAAAGACACATTAATTAAACTTTATGGTGAAGAAGAAGGCATTAAAAGATCAAAGCAAACTTGTAACGAAGTTATTTTTCAGCTGGGTAAAGGTTCTGGCAAAGATTATGTCTCTACAATTTCTTGTGCATATATTGTGTATCTTTTGCTCTGCCTAAAAGATCCAGCTAAATATTATGGCAAGCCACCAGGCGATGCTATTGATATTATTAATATTGCTATTAATGCTGAACAGGCAAAAAGAGTGTTTTTTAAAGGTTTTCTAATGCGTTTGGAACGTTCTCCTTGGTTTGCAGGTAAATATGATGACAAAGTAGCATCAGTAGCATTTCCTAAATCTATTACTGTACACTCTGGTCACTCTCAAAGAGAGTCTTGGGAGGGCTACAATGTTATCATGGTAATTCTTGATGAGATTGCTGGTTTTGAATTAGAGTCTACATCTGGTCATGCTTCTGCTAAAACTGCAGATGCTATTTATAAAATGTATCGTGGATCTGTTTCATCCCGATTTCCTGATGTTGGTAAATTAATTTTGCTTTCATTTCCCAGATTTAAGAATGATTATATCCAGCAAAGATATAACGATGTTATTGCTGAAAAAGAAACTATTGTAAGAAAATATAAATTTAAGCTTGATGAAGACCTACCAGATGATACTGACGGCAATAACTTTGAAATTGAATGGGAAGAAGATCATATTCTTTCTTATAAAGTGCCTAGAGTTTTTGCACTTAAAAGACCAACTTGGGATATTAATCCTACAAGGAATATTGATGATTTTGTTTTGGATTTTTATTCTGATCCAATAGATGCTCTTTCTCGTTTTGCTTGTATGCCTCCAGATGCAGTGGATGCTTTTTTCAAATCTCGTGAAAAAATTGAAACAGCTTTTGTACAAATGAATGGTGTAGATGGGCAGGGATCTTTTGAAGCACATTTTCAACCAGAAGATGACAAAACGTATTTTATACATGTAGACTTAGCCCAAAAGCATGATCATTGTGCAGTTGCTTTAGCACATGTTGATAAATGGGTTTCATTAAAAGTTGCGGGTCAGATGAAAGATGCTGCTCCACAAATTATTGTAGATGCAGTAAGATGGTGGACACCTACAAGTACTAAGTCTGTTGATTTTGCCGAGGTCAGAGATTATATTTTATCACTTCGTTCTCGTGGCTTTAATATTAAACTTGTCACATTTGACCGCTGGAACTCACACGATATGATGCAACAAATGATTGCCTATGGCATGAAGTCTGAAGTTTTATCTGTAGCTAAGAAACATTATGATGATATGGCACTCGTTGTTACAGAAGAAAGATTAATCGGTCCAAAAATTCAATTGCTTATTGATGAGCTTTTGCAACTTAGAATTATTAAAGACAAAGTAGATCACCCAAGAAAAGGCTCTAAAGATTTATCAGATGCCGTTTGCGGGGCAATTTACAATGCTGTTGCTCATACTGCTAGAAATCTTAATCAAGAAATTCAGGTTTATAATTATTCTAATTATAAGAGTGAAGAAGAAGAAGACGCAGAAAAATATGGAGATCAATGGAGAGCAATAGATATTCCACAAAATAGAGAGATGCCTCACGATATTCGTGCATATCTATCTATGGATTTACCTGATGATGGTCAACAAGGATATGTTGACAATTTTACTATACTTTAGTTATAATTGTATGGCGGGGTATTAGCTCAGTTGGTTAGAGCAGCAGACTCATAATCTGCCCGCCGTAGGTTCAAGTCCTACATGCCCCACTCGGTTGCAAGCACTTTCTTAGGATGGTGTAGTTACTTGGTTAAGAGCCTATGGTTGGGCTAAGATGTTCAGCAATTTTCGTGCTGGATTTTCTGCTAGTGCTTGCAACCCCTAATTATGATATAATTAATGTGGCGAAAGCCTATAAAAAATAGAAGGAGTGATGCAAATGGCATTACCAATTAAAAACGGAAAAGTTGGCACCGATTACGGAGTCAAGAATCATGGAAATATTCAGTGGATGGCAGGTCATCACCAGGGTGTTGATTTTCCAGCTCCAGTAGGTACTCCAATTCTATCAGTTGCTGATGGAGTTGTTGAGGCTGTAGGAACAATCTGGGGACCAAACTTTGGAAATCATCAGGTTATTGTTAAGTACACTGTTAACGGTAAGCATTTTTGGGCAATCTATGCTCATGGCACAAAGGCTTATGTAAAAAAGGGCGACAAAGTAGTTAAGGGTCAGCACATTGCTGATGTTGGTGCAGAAGGTCATGCTTTTGGTCCACACCTGCACTTTGAAGTACACCCAGTAGCACATTGGGACACTACAACAGATGTAGATCCACATTTCTTACTCAAGGCATAAATAAATTATGCCTTGGCACATTTCAAACAAAGCAAAGGGTTGTTCGGGATACGCAGTTGTACTAGATGCAACAGGCAAGACTATTACTTGCCACAAAACCAAGAAAGATGCGGAAGCGCACCTTGCTGCGCTTTACGCAAATGTAAAGGATGTTCAAAAAATGCAATTTGGTCATGGATCAAAGACACCATTCTATATTGAATTTAATACGCCCGATGCACAAGGTATGTGGGCGGTCTGCAAAGAAAATAATTCTCAGGTACTTGGAGTTTATTCTTCAGAAGAAGAAGCTAAAGCAGCTTTAGATGCGCTAACAGTTCAAGTTGAAAATTATGAAGAAAAAGGAGTAGAAGAAGAAAGTACTCCTGCCTTGTCATTTTGGAATGGCTCTTTTGCTCCAGTATTTGGGTCACAAGATCAAGATGCAAGATTTAATTCAACATACAATACTCCCTCGCAAAAAGATGGCAAGCCTACTGCGGGTTATGGAAATCAAACTGGTTACGGTTATAGTAATCAATAATAAATTTGTGATATAATTGTTCTGTCAGATACTTCTGACTAAGGGCAAAAGGATGAAAAAGAAGAAATTTCTTAATTTAATTGGTTTATTACCCATAGTGGTAGTAACCTTTTTGTTTGTTTCAACTCCTGCTTTTGCCGATAATAATCAAATGGTTTTTGCCAGCGTTTCAGAAAACTCTACATTAATTTTAGAAGCTCCACAGGGTGCGGTATTTGATTATGTAGAGTTTGCTAGTTATGGAACTCCAGATGGGTTACAAAAAGGCTGGTGTGATGCAACAGAATCTCAACAAATAGTTGAAGATTACATTTTGGGCAACAATTATGCTGAAATACCTGCATCAAATGATATTTTTGGAGACCCTTGTGGCGGTACTTATAAAAATTTAAATGTATATGCCCACTACTCATATGTAGAAGATCCAGCATATTTAAATGAACCAACTAATTTATCTTACATAATTAAAAATGATAATTTAATATTATCATGGGACATTCCAGAAGATAGTGGAACGCCCGTTGAAAGATATGCTGTTTTTTGGTCTACCGACCCAGAAAATGGTTGGGGTATGGCTTCAATGACTAATTCAATAACCATACCCTTAAGCGAAATTAGATCAACAGGTGGGTCAAACAATACTTATACATTTACTATTAGGTCGGATAATGATACTCAAAGTATCTACTCTGTTGAATCAGATCCTGTTGACGTATTTATTGCAGACCTTATAGAGCCAAGTCCTAGCCCCAGCCCGACACAAACCAGCTCACCAGAACCCACAATAACCCAAACGCCAACACCTGTACCAACGCCGTCATGGACACCAACAATACTGCCATCCCCATCGCCTTCAGAAGTTTCTTTAACACCTGAACCTACCCCAATCTTTTCAAAGACTCCAGAACCAGTTGTAACTCCAACTTTAATTCCTCAGCCATCTGTTTCGTCTCCAGAAGCAAGCCCAACTCCATCGGAATCTCCGACCCCGCCAGACTCTCCATTGCCTTCCAATACCGCAACTCCTGAAAATATTCCATCTATAAATGATACCACAGATGTAAAAGTTCAGTCAATATTAGATAATTTAGCTCCAGGAGAAGCAGTAACAACAGAAAACCTTGACGCACTAGGTTTAACATATGCAGACTTACCTCCAGAAACTCCAGTTAGTTTGCCAAATGGTGTAGTTCTTACTGCAAAAGTTGCTGACGCAATTCAAATTTTTAATAGCCCATCGGCAGTGGTATCTGCAATATTTACAGATCCAGGAAAAGCCTTGACTGCTATTGCAAATATTGGTGCAGATATGACACCAAAAGTTAGAAAAGAATCTCAAAAAGTTGTTATTGCATCAGTTATTGCTGCACAAGTTTTATCAACAACTAGCGTGGTAGGGAGGGTGATTAAGAAATGAAATGGATAATAGATAAATTTCGTGAACTCCTAAATCAAACATTTACTCTTTTGGGTATGTTTATTGCTTGGGTAGTTCTTGAAGGAAGTGCTAAAACTGTTGTTGGCTATGCAATTGTATGGTCATTACTGATTTGGCTTCTTTCAATGGGTTTAAGAGAAAATGGCGATAAGGAGGAAAAAGAATGATAATTGATATAATTAAAAGAATGTTGGCTGTATTTATTGCCACAGCCTTGTCAGTCATTGGTGCTGGTGCTATTGTTGGTGTAAACTTTTGGATTTCTGCTGGAATGGCGGGAATTGGTGGAGTAGCCACAGTCTTAGAAAGATTAGCAAGAGCCTACATTGAAGATGGTATACTTAGCAAAGACGAAATTAATGCTGCATTTGGCAGTGTTGATTCAGAAGCAACAATTCCAGACTCGCCGAAGGCAAAATAATGAAAATTTTAAAACAATTTAGGGCATATTTTCACAGCAATCCTATGATTGCTTATGGGTGGCTTACAGTCCTTACAACATATATAGTTAAAAAATTTCCAGATATACCAAATGATTTAATACTATTAACCTTAATGACATTATTTGGATTAAGCATAAAAGTACAAAAAATTGAAAATGAAAAAACAAAAGATGCACTTTACAAAGAACCACCTAAATGATATAATTAACAAGGCAGGGAGTTGAGTCTCACGACCAATTCCCTGCCTTTATTATAAGGAGAATAATGGGAAAGCATCACGACAAAATAGCGGAAGCACTAGAAATTCGTAGAAAACATACACCAAATAAAGCTGGATATAACACGCCAGGTTCTATGAATAAGAAAAAAACTGGCTACAAAAAGCGTTCAGGTAGATAATAAGGTATAATATATATATGGATGAATTAGCATTACTGCTTAGAAAAGCACAAGCAAACGCATTTCAGATGTATTCTCAAACACATGGATATCACTGGAATGTGGTAGGTCCACATTTTAAACAGTTCCACGCATTTTTTCTTGAAATCTATGAAGATGTATTTGATTCCATTGATTTGTATGCAGAGATGCAGCGTAAGATTGGCAAGTATGCCCCATTTGGTGCAGTAAATATGGCAAGACTATCTGATGTTGAAATTAATGATACATTAGACTTAAAGCCATTTGATATGCTAAATGAATTGTACAAAACAAACAATACAGTTCTAGAAGGTCTAACTAAACTATTTGATAAAGCTAATCAACTAAACGAGCAGGGAATTTGTAATGATGTTGCTGCTCGCATCTCTCAGCATCAGTTCTGGGCATGGCAAATAAAAGCATCATTTGAATGGGGATGGGGATAAAAATGGCACACAATCAGCCACCAATTGAATTAGATCAGTTAATGCACGAGCCTGTAATTGTTTGTGATATTGATGATACTATTATTATGGAGCCAGATTACAAACCTATCTGGAATGTAATTGAGTTTATTAAAAATCAAGCACAAACTTGTAAAATTATTCTACTTACCGCAAGAGTAGAATCTGAACGGGAATTTACAGTAAAACAAATGCGGGAGCTAGGAATTCCATATACCAAAATTATTATGGAACAATTCGTAGATATAAATCACGGCGGTAGAGCAACAAATCCTCATGGTATTTGGAAAGCAGAACAGGTCCGTCAAATTATGAATGAATACAATGTAGTTTTATTTATTGATAATAGTAAGCCCGCTAGAATGGCAGTTAAAACTCTTGGGGTTAGAACAAAAAAGCCAGAAAATATTCAAAATAATATCTTGACAAAGACTATTTGGTCTGGTATATTTATCTAATAAGAAATATGCCTCTGTAGCTAAGTGGATATAGCGAATGGTTTCTACCCATTAGGACGGGAGTTCGAATCTCTCCAGGGGTGCAATTCCTTGACATAATTAAAAAAATAATCTATACTAGAAGTAATGCGAAATCGAATCAAAGCATCGATTCCCGCTGTTGCGCTTCTTATAGGCTTGCTTATATCGCTACCAACAGCCCAGAATCATGCAGAGGCTAAGACCAAGCACAAACCGAAGCCAAGTCCAACACCGACTATTAGTTTAGAAAATAGACGGATTCAGACAGCTTCAAGATCAGCAAGTAGACACCCATATGCGTCCCCAAGATATAATCAAGTTTTTGCTTATACCTATATGCTTAGTAAGTATAATTGGGGCGGTGGGCAGTTTTCTTGCCTTGTCACTTTGTGGAACAGAGAAAGTGGTTGGAGAGTAGATGCTCATAACCCATCTGGTGCACATGGTATACCACAGTCATTGCCAGGAAATAAAATGGCAAAATTTGGGAAAAACTGGAGAACGGATCCACAGATACAGATTAAGTGGGGTTTAAGTTATATCAAAAACAGATATCATACCCCATGTTCTGCACTAAACCATTCTTATAGTTACGGTTGGTATTAGACAAAAGTCCTGAGTAAGACTAAAACTGCTCGCCAGCGAGTGTTGCATAATGGTAGTGCATCATCCTTCCAAGTTGATTGTGCCAGTTCGATTCTGGTCACTCGCTCTAATCTCCCTTAGCTCAACGGCAGAGCGTTCGACTGTTAATTGAAATGTTCTAGGTTCGAATCCTAGAGGGAGAGCAAGCAATATGTATTTTATCGGCTGTACATATTCCCACACGATGAAATGGCGTGGCAAGCCGACTTACAATAAGGAATGAAATGAAAAAAGTTACAATAGTTTTACTTACAATTTTTGGTTTATTGTTTTTATTTTCATCAGATACTAAAGATAATAAAACTAAAGTGATTTCTGCTAAGAGAACAGCAACAAATTTTAAAAGAGCAAC